TCAGAAATTAATTATAAACAGGCTTTCTCATATACAAAGAAAGTAGAGTTGAGAGATGAACATGATAAAGTTCCAACCGCAAATGCTGCGCACGAAAATGATTGGGAATTTCCGCCAATCGATGAGGTTGTTGCACCTGTATATCCTGCCAATCATGTTTTATCTTATGAGAAGAAAGATGATGCAGATGAAGCATCCCACATCATTGAAGTTGATTGCACACCAGGTCAAGAAAGAATCTCAACGATTCATAGAACAGGTACGTATAGAGAAATCACACCAGTTGGCGATGAAACAAGTGTAATTGTCGGAAATGATTTTCAGGTTGTTGTCAAAAATAGAAATGTGAATGTTATAGGAAACTGTAATCTCACCGTTGATGCTAATTGTTCAACATACATTAAAGGTAATTGGAATATTCAGGTTGATGGAAATGTGATCACAAATGTTGGTGGTTATTATGAAGAAAACATAGGCAAGACTTTGAAACAGACTACTGGTGGTACTGTAACCGAATCTTACGGTGGTAATCAGACAACAACTGCACCGAATATCTTCCTTAATTAGAATATCATTCATACATAAAATATATAAATAATACATAATGCTTAATAACTTTTCAGATAATGTCAGTAATTCCAGAGCTGGAAGAAAAAGAATTTATTCAGACATACCATTGAATCTTACCATACACCCAAATACAAAGGATTTGACTGTGGTTAAAGATATTGATGCTGTAAAGATTTCTGTTAAGAATTTGGTGATGACTAATTTTATGGAAAGACCTTTCCAACCTACTCTTGGAAGTGGTGTGACAGGGCTTTTATTTGAGAATAATGATGCCTTCACTAAGGAATCAATAAAGGATGAAATATATAGAGTCCTTAAAGAACATGAAAGCAGAGCAAACGGTGTACAAGTTGAAGTTTTAGATAACTCTGAGAGGAATGAATATTTAATAAATATAAAATTCAATGTTATCTTTTCTCAAATAAGACAAGAAATAGAATTCTACCTAGAAAGAATAAGATAAATGGCAACACAATTTAATGTAACAGAACTGGATTTTGATAAGATCAAAGAAAATTTGATCACACATTTTAAGTCCTTACCCGATTCAAAATATAAAGATTATGACTTTGAAGGGTCAGGTCTCAACACATTGATGGATATACTGGCGTATAATACGCACTACAATGCTATCCATGCTCATACTGCGATCAATGAATCATTTCTTGATTCGGCACAGTTGAGACAGAACGTTGTCTCAAGAGCAAAACTGCTTTCTTATATTCCAAAAAGTATTCTATCTCCTTATTGTACATTGGATATTGTCATTCCTGGTTCCATTAATGATAATGCAGCTACCTATACACTTCCTTCACTATCAAAGGTTACATCAAAGATCGATGGTATAACATACTCCTTTATAACCTTGGATGATCACGAAGCAACTTTAGATGGTAATAATGAATATGTATTTACTGCGGTTAAATTCTTCGAAGGTATTCTAAAATCACAAAGATTTATTGTTAGAGATTTTCTGAACAGTAATCAACAGTATATTCTCAAGGATGATACTGCTGATATTTCTACACTAAAGGTTAAATTATTTGATAATGATAATACAAATAATTTTACGGTCTATTCAAGGTTTACAACATTTAGTTCAATCGAATCGGATAGTGCAATCTATTTCATAAGCGAGACTTCAGATGGAAATCATCAGATTGAATTTGGTAACAATATCTATGGAAAAGAACCACTTGGACAGAATATAATTGAACTTGAGTATATCAGCACATCAGGTGAGGCTGCGAATAACGCAACCACATTTACTTGGGCAACAAGTGGTATCACACCTAAATCAATTACTCTGAATACAAAATCAACTGGTGGAGCTCAGCGAGAATCCATTGATTCTGTTCGTTTCAATGCACCACTTACTTTCATATCACAAGAGAGAGGTGTAACAGTTGATGATTACATGGCACTCATTCATAGAGATTATGAGCCCGCTGAAATTATTTCTGTTTGGGGTGGAGAAGACAATGTTCCACCTAGATACGGTGATGTATTTGTTGCGGTAAAGCCACATAATGCTGAGACACTTACTTCTTCTCAAAAATTAGAACTTAGTGAATTATTAAAATCTAAAAATGTTGCATCCACATCAACAAGTATTGTAGACCCAGAATATACTTACATCTATTTTGAGATTATCTTTAAATATAATTCTAATCAGACTACTTTAAACAAATCTGAGATTCAGACCCAAGTGAAGGATACACTGCGAACATTTAATGAAGATGAATTAAAGAAATTTAATGTTGTATTCCGACACTCAAATCTATTAACAAAAATTGATCTTACGGATATATCTATCATAAGTTCTTTGGCTAGAGTTTATGTTTATAAGAACCTTGATCTTGATGCAGTTAAAAATGTATCCTCAACTTTTGCTTTTAATCTACAACTTGATGGAGATATTGATCAGTCCGATTCAATGTTATCAAGCGATGTTTTCAAACAGAGTGGTTTCAATGTTAGATTAGCTGATGAAAAACTTAATTCTAGTGAAAGAAGAATTTACACATATAGACTTGATGCACAAAGAAATGAAGTCAAGGTTGATAGTAATATTGGAACTCTAAATCCATTGACAGGTGAGATTAATTTCTCTCCTATCTTTTCTGATGATCGACCTAAAATAAAATTATATGCTTCTCCTGCTTCGAGTGACATTGTTGCTAAGAGAAATACATTATTACAATTGGATGCGGATAAAACAATAGTTGTAGCTGATAAAGATACCGTATCTATCTCAGGCGCGGCTGGAGCATCAGATTACATAACCTTTAATAGACAAGATTAATATGGATGTACCTATAGCACAAGCCCGTGCGGCGACCACGGAGCCGAATACTGTGAACAGTTTAATACCTATTCACCTTAGAGAAGGCGCACAAAATTTCATTGATCTTCTAGAAGATTATTATACATATTTAAATACTGATGGTCTTCCATCACAAGAAATAAATAATATTCTTGTAGAACAAGACATTGATAAAACTTCTCTTCAATATTTGGATTCTATTCAAAAAGAAGTTGCTATGAATGTGCCTGATGCGGTGGCATTTGATAGAGTATCTTTATATAAGAAAATTGTAAAGTATTATTTGACCAAAGGTTCAAGGGATAGTATTTTAACATTCTTCAAGATTTTTTATGATGAGGCAGTGGTAGTTAGTTATCCAAAGGAATTTCTCTTTGCGCCATCACAGGGTAATTATGATACAAATATCAATAGGTATTTAGATGATAAGGGTTTCCCATCTAGTAGAGATAAAATTCAAGATAGTTACTTTTGGCAGAATTTCTCTTATGTTATAGAATCTGCTCTACCTGTTGAAAACTGGAAAAGTAATTTCCTTAATCTTGTACACCCTGCAGGTTTTAAATTCTTTGGAATCATTGCCATCTTGATGGTGAGAACTAATAAATGGATTGGTAGACATATCAGATTTGATGAAACTACCAGAAAATATGTTTTGACCGATGACTTTGATCCAAAAATATATAACTATCCATATCAAGTAATAGACAGGGATGATTTAGACTGGATGAGGGGTTTGGTGCCACCTGCACTTCTCACAACAGTAGATAGATATTCTTTCAATGAAGGATATCACTCTCCCACTTTCCAATTTGGTTTGGTACCACTTGATGTGCTTCTCAATATACTTATTATTAAAAACCTCGATGAAGATAGATTTAATCTATTCATAGAAGTGGTTCTTAATTATATTATTACTGATGGTGGTAATCATCTTTTAAGAGGTCGGGATACTTATTTACAGGATACAAAATTCCTAGATTCTGATGGTTTTAGCGAATTCAAAAATAGGGTGATTGGAGATTCTTTAGACGATAATCTTTTAATGTCTCAAAGGATTCTTCATAATGTTTCTGCTTTTGTTGACACGGAAATCACATTAGTACAAGATACAGGAAGAAATATATTGAAAAGAGTTGCAGGACTTACATCAAGTGATACAACCAAAGATTTATATACTCAAGAATCCTATAATGCCGAGCTGTCATTTGTTAGAAATGAAGAATGTTGGGCGAAAGATATTAAAGGCATAACAGCCATATCACCATGGAATAGCAGATCTGGCAATCGGAGAGCCGGTGTCGCTATCACGCCAAGACATATTCTTTTTGTTGAACATGCAGATTATCATCTTAATGTGGGTGATACCATATATTTTGTAACACGAAATAACACTACAATATCTAGACAGATTATACAGCAGAAAGACCATCCAGTTCCGGGTTACACCTACGGAGATTTTAATGTAGCTTTATTGGATTCTGCGTTGCCCGATGATATTGAAATTATGAAGGTTCTACCTGAATATTCATATAATTATTTTCCAATCGATTCTTATGGTGAGCCGAATGATTTCAATTTTGGCGCCAATTATACTGGCATTGATGTACCATATGTATTCCACACTGATCAAGAAGAAAAAGCCTTGGTGAAAAAAATAAATCAGTTGCGATGGTTTCCTGTTACTGGAACTGATAATAATAGTCCCGAAACAGGATACGGCATGGCTTACTATGGAAATCTTCCATCTGGGATTACTTCAACCTCTGAATGGGGCGAAACAATAATATCGGGGGATTCTGGCAACCCCATAATGATGGTTCTAAAAGGTGAGGCTGTTCTTATTTCTTTGTTTACATTCTCCACGGCAGGACCTTTCCTTGGACAAGAAAGAAACATCAATGATATCAATAAATTGATAGAAGATGTTGATAAACTTGGATCAATTGATAATTCTGAAGATATCACTAGTTTTGTTTATAATTCTAGAACCTTCACAAAAACTGATTTTTTATTACAGGACAGACCCGTTTATAGGGGTGAAGGTTCTTTAGATTCTATTAGTTGGGATGGTAATGAATGGATCGAATATAGAGGAGGAGCATTCAATACTCTGACAAATAGTAGTGAAGATACACCATATCCTTGGCTAAGGTTGGGATTATCAGAAGCTGCTGAAGGGTTTGAAGAGTTCACACCAAATCTTGTTTTTGGAACAGGATATAAATTAACACAATTCGATTTAACATCTGAAGATGAAGTTGAAATTTTTACACCTACTAAAGTTATAGAAGGTATCGATACATCATTTACATCTGCTGAAGGATATTCAACCAGCCCAGATAATCTTACTTCTAGTCACCCAGATTGGGAGGGTAGAGAAATCAGTTTTGATGAGAGCCCAGATACTGGTGATCAATGGACTAATGATCCTGCAAATGGTAAGATTTTTTGCACAGGTTTGTTTAAAAATATTAGAACAGCAAAACCTATTAATGCAAGAGTTGGTGACATTATTAAGGCTTCGGTAGATTTTGATTTTGGTACAACGCCTAATCAGGTTGATGATGAGAGAACATTCATGTTATCTTTATCTGATATAGGTCCATATCCAAACATTGATGAATCGGTACTGAATCATAGTGATCTTTCATTCTTTATTATATTCGCAGAAGCTCAAGCAAAACTTCTACAGAGAATTGAGGGTGGCGCAGACCAATTTGTCGGTGCACTTGGTCTTAATTCCATTCAAGGCGATGTTCTCAGACTAGAACTTGAAATTGATGTTAAGTCGACCGCCGCTGAAACAACTGTTACAGTTTCATACGAAAATATCTCAGATTCACCTAATTCATCTATGGCTAACAATCCCAAAATCATAACGGGAATTGATTCGGGCTTCTATGATTCTTTACTTAATCGTGATCCAAGCATAAGTATGACACTTCAGGCAGGAGAATTGTCCGATACACTTATAGGTACAATCAATGTTTATAATGCATCTTTCAAGAATTTAGTGAGTTTTAATACCGAGCAGCCTGCAACAATTACTCCAACTTTATCATCTAATATATCTAATGAGAATGTTTTAGGTTTTGTTTATCGTAGTGGTACTTATACAAAAGGTAGGGAGTTAATTAATGATAGACCTTACTATTCTTTTGCGGATGAAGAAAATGAGATAAATTTTCAAATTCAATATAATGCCAGTGTTGGCGACGGTGTTGAGATTGGTTGGGTAAGAACTACTGGTCAATCGTATCCGCTTCAGATTAATGTTGGAGACATTGAATATCCATGGCTAGAACTTGATGGTACTATATCTTCTGATTTTTCCGATATTCTTGGCCTCGGTGATTATATGGAAGTAACCAAAAAATCCTTTGAGTCAGATTTATCAAAAACATTACTAACTCTTGGAACAGGCAGTGGTAATTATATTGTAGGAGAAGAAATCACACAAACAAACGCGGCGACAGGTGTTACTGTTACTTCTGAGGTATTCGCAATAAATCAAGGGAACATTGAAATATTGGATCAGACTGCAAGTGATGGAAGTGATACATTATTTTCCATTACAGAAACGCCACCAGATTACTTATATACTGCCAAACAAATTGATGCGGTAGATGAATCTCATTTTGATGTAATTGTTACAGATGATAGAAATTTTCAGATTATTAGTGACCTAGCAAATGATGGATTGCTCTGGCGCCGGAAGGTCATATTTCTTAAAAAATCGGATGATGCGACTGATCCATTGAGATTTGGTAGCCATCGTGTTACATTTAATTGTACACTAAATAATTCACCTGCTATCCTAAGAAATAATCATCTTCGTCTACGATATAGAGCTGATGCTAGCGGACAGCCATGGTTTGATTTTAATGTTGTATCCGGTGAAAACAGTTTTACATTCGATGTTTTTGATGGTAATCCTGCTCAAATTCTTTTTCTATCAACCTCAGCATCTGCATTCGATGTTTCAATCAGCAATCTGAAAATTGAACAGATTGAAACACCGGTATCACCTGGAAACATCGTTGGAACTGATTCCAATGCTTCATATACTATGACTGGATCATCTCAATTAGTAAAACAAAAAAGAGATTCCTTTGATACCTCGGCAACACATATAGAAATTGAAGATACTAATTTAAATGGAAGATACGAATTAATATATAAATCATCTGACAAGTTAATGATCAATAGACCTAGTTCTATTACTGAATCAGATTCTTTCACATCTAGAGTTAAATTGGGCATATTAGATACATATATGGCGCCTTCTAAATACAAAAAGTATACAGAAAATATTCAACAGGTTAAAGATAAATTTTCTTAATAATAATGACACATATGAATTTTAAAGATGAAGCTCGGCTCGACCGAATTGAAGAAAAGATTGATAAACTCACAAATGCTATCCATGCTTTGACCCATGGAGATGGTATACCCAGTCGTGAAAGACCTCTTGCCGCCTATGATGGGGGCGAAGGATGGATCAAAGAAATAGGTATAGGATTAAATAATTTGGATTTTAAATAATGATAAAAAAAGCTATATATTCAAATTGGTCTAAACCAAACGATAGTAACTTTGCTGGCTTTAATAATGATGAGGCTTTCGCTGACAGTTTGCATTTATCTGTTTTATGTGCTAAGAAGTGGTTTGAGGAAGTAGAATTAATAACAGATACAAAAGGAAAAAAGTTAATTGATAAATATAAGATACCATTTGATAATGTAGTAGTCTGCTTGGATGATTATAATCACATAAGAGCTGAACATTGGTCTATTGGAAAGATGGTCGCTTGTTGTATGCAAAAATCTCCATTTATGCACATAGATAATGATGTGTTTTGGTTTAAGAAGCCGCAAGAAAGATTATTACGAGCAGATTGTAGTTTTCAGAATTATGAAAATGCAGATTATTTTGGATATAAATACCAAAGACCTCCTGCCATAGAGACATGTCCAATTAAAGAAATAGACTACACAGAGACGAAAGCTTTAAATTGTGGTATCATAGGATTTAATAAATTGGATGTGTTACCAGAATGGATGGAATTAGCATTAAGATATATAGAGTGGTTTGATAATAACACTAAATTACGAGATTGGTGCAAGCTGGCTCCCATAATGTTTGAGCAATATCATATATACCAGTTAGTAAAGAAAAACAATTATGATATTTCTGTTATTTCTTATGATTATGCTACATCAGTTATAGATACTCGTAAAAAGATGATAAATGATTCATTAGCAGAAGAATATGGATATACTCATTTAATTTCTGGAATTAAAAGAGAAAAGCACGTTGAGGAAAAAGTAAAAGCCAGATTAATAAGAGAAATACAAAACGCAAAAGAACGCAAAGAGTTTTCTTAATAACATTTATTCATTATGAAAAAAGATAAAACCGAAATGATGGCTGCATTGCAGTCACATCTTCCAGCTAAATTGGAAGAGATAAAGATGGAAGTTGCTCAACACGAGATTGTAGCCGATACTGAAGAGGATTATATTTACACAAGGGATAAGATCAAAGAACTAATTGCAAAGTCTGAAGAAGCAATTGATACCATGATGGCTTTATCACAAGAGACTGAACACCCAAGAGCCTTCGAAGTTCTTTCGGGTATGTTTAAGACTACTACTGATATGATGGATCAACTTATAACTTTACAAAAGAAAAGAAAAGAATTAACACAATCAGAAGAACAAAAGGCTTCGGCTTCTGGTAATACTACAAATAATGCAATCTTTGTTGGTTCTACAACTGAACTACAAAAGTTTTTGAGTAAACAGAATGACTGATCAGAAGAATACTTATTTGGGTAATGCTCTAGTTAAAAGAGATGGTATCCAAGATAGCTTCACGCAAGAGGAAGTTTCTGAATATATAAAATGTATGAAAGATCCGATATACTTTGCACAAAAGTATATCAAAGTAATTTCTCTTGATGATGGTTTAGTTCCATTTAAGCCATATGATTATCAAGAAAAGATGTTCAAGCACTTCAATGAGAATAGATTCTCTATCGTTCTTGCATGTCGCCAATCTGGTAAATCTATAAGTACAGTCGTCTACATTCTTTGGTATGCGATCTTTCACCCAGAAAAAACTATTGCTATTCTAGCCAATAAAGGTGCCACTGCTAGAGAGATGTTATCTCGTGTGACCCTTGCACTTGAGAATCTTCCATTCTTTCTTCAACCTGGTTGCAAAGCACTCAATAAAGGTAATATAACATTTGGAAATAATACAAAGATTATTGCCGCGGCAACATCTGGTTCATCTATTCGTGGTCTGTCTGTCAATCTTCTTTTCCTTGATGAGTTTGCTTTCGTTGAGAATGCTGCTGAATTTTATACATCGACATATCCTGTTGTTTCGGCTGGTAAAGAAACAAAAGTTATTATAACATCAACCGCTAACGGTGTGGGAAATATATTTCATAGAATATATGAAGGTGCTGTTCAAAATAGAAATGAATTCAAAGACTTTAGAGTTGATTGGTGGGATGTTCCTGGTCGAGACGAGAAATGGAAAAAGCAGACCATAGCAAATACATCAGAGATTCAATTCGAACAAGAATTTGGAAATAACTTCCACGGTCGATCCAATACTCTTATATCTTCTGATATAATTCTCGGCTTAATTGCCGAAGACCCTCAAGAGTTCAAGAACAATATATCTTACTATGAAAAGCCTCAAGAAGGACATACATATGTAATGGCTGTGGATGTTTCGAAAGGGCGAGGACAGGATTATTCTACATTCAGTGTTATAAAAGTAGAAAAAGAAAAATTCAAGCAAGTGTGTGTATTTCGTGATAATATGATTTCACCAATGATCTTTCCAGATATCATTGTAAGGGTCGCAAAATTATATAATGAAGCAATCGTTCTCATTGAAAATAATGATGTTGGACAGGTTGTTTGTAATGCAGTCTATCATGAATACGAATATGAAAATACATTTGTTCAATCAACTATTAAAGCCGGCGGTATAGGTGTCACAATGTCAAAGAGAGTCAAGAGAATTGGGTGTTCCAATATGAAAGATTTAATTGAACAACGTAAATTAGAGATAGTTGATTTCGATACCATTTCAGAAATATCCACGTTTGAATCAAAGGGTGCTTCATATCAGGCATCTGGTGGTAATCATGATGATTTGGTTATGAATATAGTTCTATTCTCATGGTTCATTTCATCTGATGCCTTTGCAAACATATTGGATATGGATTTAAAAGCATTACTTTATCAAGATAGAATCAAGGAAATAGAAGATGATCTATTACCTTTTGGTTTCATCGATACTGGAAATAATAGTAATGGAGTTTCGGAATCATTCAATAAGGTTGTTGAGGAACAGAAGCGATGGATGGACTTCTGAAATAACCCATATTTATAAATATATTCGAGTGAGGTGACATTTTCTTATTATTTTTTCAACAATCTTATTATTCAACTAAAACAAATCTGAAAGGCAATTATGGGTTTTCAAGTATCACCTGGAGTCGAGGTTAAAGAAATCGACTTAACAAACGTCATACCCGCGGTATCTACCTCTATTGGTGGATTCTCTGGGTATTTTAAATGGGGGCCGATTAATGAAATCAGCCTCCTCGGTTCGGAAAAAGCACTTCTGCAAAAACATGGCACACCAGATAGTTCTGTACTATATGCTGATCCATTTTTTCAAGCAGCATCATTCCTTGAGTATGGTGATGCACTAAAAGTAGTTCGTGCTGGTAATTCCACAGACTTTTCCAATGCTACCGATAATGGTGGTGCTGATAATTTTCTGGTATCAAGTATGGCAATCGGCGATTTAGTAGATGGCACATATATCAATAAGACAGTCGGTACAGCAAGTGATTTCGCTTTTACTGTTACTGGTGGAGTGGTTACAATCACCAACAATGTTTCGTTGGCTGATATCCCCACAGAAACTTCTTTGATAATCGATGATGCTGATAGTAAATCATTATCTACCCTATCAATTAGTTCCACTTTACCCGAAGGTGTAAGTTATCGTGATGTTGGCGGTTTCGCCTTCACCAGAACGATTGGTGGCAAAGAGATAGAATTCAGTGTTTCCGATACAGGAGCAATCACAATTGTTGAGAATAATGTTACTGGAGTGACTCAAGCTGATACTCTGGCTTCATTTACTATCTCAGCGGCTACTACGACACTGGTTGATGATCCATCATCTCCTGCTGATTCGCCTGTTGGTCAGATTGAAACTGATACCTTCACTACTGTTACAGTTGATGCTACCTATACACAAGATTCTTACACTCTTCAATTATCCTTTGATGGTGTGCTCGATAACGGTGTATATATCCCCAATGAGACTTACTTCGAAGATAACTTCAGTAATACAGATGGTGGTACATTCGCAGCTAAATATGCTGGAGCAGCTGGTAATGGCTTGAAAATCTATGCTCTCGGAGCAACTTCATGGAATACAGTTTCCGCAGCTGTCGCTGGCGAAACCGCAACTGGTGAAGAAACTTCGGTTTATAATTCTTTCGATCTTGCACCCGACAGTGATGAAATTCATGTCGCGATTGTTGATGTCGCTGGTAACTTCGGTGTTGCCGGCACGGTTGTTGAAAAATTCGCTGGACTTAGCATCAATAAGACTGCTAAGACAGAAGCTGGAGCAACAAATTATATCAAGAATGTAATCAATACAAGATCAAGATATATCTACCTTATTAAGGGTGATACAACTGATTATACTGAAGCAACATTCAACGGTACAAGTGATGGTGAATTCACTCTTAGTGGTGGACTTGAAGCCTCTACACTTGTTGAAGCCGATGTCAAGGCAGGTCTCGATCTTCTTGCTGATGTTGAAACAGTAGATGTAAATCTCATCTTCTCTCAAATCTCGGCTACTGGAGCAGGACTTCAGAACCATGCTCATAAGATTGCTTATGAAAGAAAAGATGCAGTTGCATTCTTATCTCCACCCAAAGCAGCCACAGTTGGTTCAACAACTCCATTGGACGATGTTCTCAACTTCAATGGAACTGATGAAAATGCTATCACCAAGCGCGATACAGATGGTTCATACGGTGTAATGGATTCTGGAGCAGTTTATATCTATGATAGATATAATGATGTATACAGATTCATTCCTGCAAATGGTCATGTTGCTGGTCTTTGTGCTAACACAGATGATGTAGCAGAACCTTGGTTCTCGCCTGCAGGTTTCAATCGTGGTGGTTTAAGAAGTATTGTGAAATTGGCATTCAATCCTACAAAGATTCAAAGAGATGAACTTTACAAGGCTGGTATCAATCCAATCGCTTCGTTCCCCGGTCAAGGAACCGTTCTTTTCGGTGATAAGACTGCACAATCTAAACCCTCTGCATTCGATAGAATCAACGTTCGTAGATTGTTCATTGTTCTTGAAAAGGCAATTGCAACCGCTGCTAAATTCCAGTTGTTCGAATTGAATGATGAATTCACTCGTGCAACATTTAGAAATGCCGTTGAGCCATTCTTGAGAGATGTTCAAGGTAGACGTGGTATCACCGACTTCTTGGTTGTATGTGATGAAACTAATAATACAGGTGAAGTAATCGATACTAACCGTTTCGTTGCTGATATCTATATCAAGCCTGCTCGTTCAATCAACTTCATCACTCTGAACTTCATCGCGACGAGAACTGGAGTAGATTTCTCAGAAGTTGCTGGTTTATCCAATGCTTAATATATAAATAAAAGAAAGGAAATAAACAATTATGGCAACATTTAAAGTAGACGATCTAAAATCTAGACTTCCTGGCGGAGGCGCTAGAGCAAATCTATTCAGAGCAACGGTTGAATTCCCTGGCTATGCCGGTGGAGATTCAAATCTTGTATCATTCCTATGTAAGGGCGCACAACTTCCAGCTTCCACAGTTGGTCAGATTGATGTACCTTTCAGAGGTCAAGTGCTAAAAGTCGCTGGTGATAGAACATTCGAGAACTGGACAGTAACCATCATTAATGATGACTTATTTAAAGGACGCGATGCTTTCGAAACCTGGATGAATGGTATTAATAATCATAAGCAAAATCAAGGTTTCGTAAATCCTCAGACTTACCAAACTGATATGATAGTTGAACAGCTTACCCGTGATAACATTGTTTCTAAAACATGCACGATCAGAGGCGCATTCCCTATCAACGTTTCTGCTATTGATCTCAGTTATGATACAACTGATGCAATTGAAGAATTCACTGTTGAATTTGCTTACCAATACTGGGAATCAAATACAACTTCGTAAATCTTAATTAAAATTATGGGCACCTTCATCTCTGGGGGTGCCCATTTATTTTGTTATAAATAAAGATATGGAAATATTTGGTTACGAAATAAATAAAAAAGTAGCTTCGTTAGAGGCTAAAAAAGATAAAGAACTAAAATCATTTGTTCCGAAAAGAGATGATGAAGGTTCTTCCACAGTAGTCACTACTGGAGGATATTACGGTCAGTATATTGATATTGATGGTCTCTCAGCGAATAATGAAGCAGACCTAGTTATAAAATATAGAGAAGCGGCAGCACAACCTGAATGTGATCAGGCTATTAATGATATTATTGACGGTGCTATTTCATCGAGTGATGATAATGCGCCTGCAGAAATTAATATGAATAACTTGGATTTGCCAAGTAATATTAAGAAACAGATTTCAGAAGAATTTGATAAAATATTAAGTCTTTATCAATTTAATCGTAGAGCACCAGAAATGTTTAAAGATTGGTACATTGATGGTCGCCTATACTTTCATGTTATAACAGACGAAAAGAATTTTAATAAAGGAATCAGAGAATTACGCCAGATTAATCCATTATATCTGAAAAAGGTAAAAGAGGTTAAGAAGATTCTTGATGAAAAGACTGGGGTGAAACTTCCAAAAGTAATTTCAGAATACTATATCTATTCTGAAGGCATTTATGGTGGAGAAACAACAGGCGATTCATCATCTGGCATAAAGATAGCGAAAGAGGCAATCGTCTCATGTCCATCTGGGCTACTTGATGAAAAACAAGAAAGAGTCATTGGATATTTACACAAGTCGGTTAAGTTGGTGAATCAATTAAGAATGATGGAAGATGCTCTTGTCATGTACAGAGTATCTCGCGCACCAGAAAGAAGAATCTTTTATATCGATGTTGGTAATTTACCAAAAGGTAAAGCCGAGGAATATGTACAGACTGTCATGGCGAAGTATCGTAACAAACTTGTATATGATTCTTCAACTGGCGAGATCAAAGATGATCGCAAACATATGTCTATGTTGGAAGATTTCTATATGCCACGTAGAGAGGGTGGAAGAGGTACAGAAATTACCACACTTCCAGGTGGAGAAAACTTAGGACAGATCGATGATGTTTTATTCTTCCAAAAGAAATTGTATCGTTCTCTCAATGTTCCTATCGCAAGACTTGAACAAGAGACTGGATATGCCTTTGGTCGACCATCTGAAGTATCTCGTGAAGAGGTTAAATTTCAAAAGTTTGTTGATAAACTCAGAAAGAAATTCTCATACATCTTACTTGATGCTCTTAGAATTCAACTTATTCTCAAGGGTGTTATTAAACAAGCAGAATGGAATTCAATTCAAGAAAGTATTGCGATTGATTTCATCGAAGACAATTATTTCTCTGAACTAAAAGAATCAGAAATAATTAAAGAGCGAATTGAAACAGTAAACTTGATGGATGAGTTTGTTGGCAAATATTATTCTAAGGCTTGGATTCGCCGACATATCCTTCAACAAAATGATGAAGAAATCGAGAAGATAGATCAAGAAATAAAAGATGAATCTGAAGAAGAAGGCGATGAAGTTGATTTAGACTTATAATCCTTTAAAAACTAAAAATACATTTCGGAGAAGGCTAAAACTGGATGGCCCGGTGGCGAATTGAATTGCCTCTCTGATATTTTAATTATGAAAAAACCTAATCTTTTAGTAATTCACTGTGATGAATTAAATTTTAGGACACTAGGATGTTATAGAGATACCTTATCTAAAGATCAAGGTTTTATGTGGGGTGAGGATGGTGTTTGTGATACTCAGTATATTGATTCTATTGCGAGAGAGGGTGTTCTTTTATCTAAATTCTATGCAGCGACACCTGTATGTTCTCCATCTCGTGCATCGTTTATGACTGGTAGATATCCACAAAATACAAATGTGACTGGAAATCATACTCAGATGAAAAAAGATATCATCACATTTGGTCACACATTAAGTAATTGGGGATATAAAACTGGATATGCAGGAAAATGGCATTTAGAGGGTAAAGAATATGGTGTAAAAGACCAAGTTAAGAATTGGTCTGTAGGTAAAGATCGAGGGTTCGAAGATCACAAATATATGTTCAATGATGGTCATTTCAAGAGAATATTTGAAAAAGATGGAGAAACAAAATTTGATTATTGGTCAAGAAGGGCTGATGAAAAAACATATGTGACCGATTATCTAACTGATAGATCAATCGAATTCATTGATGAGAATAAGGATAAATCATTTGCTTACATGCTTTCTATACCCGATCCTCATACACCTCATGAGGTAAGAGCACCTTATAGAGATATGTTTAAAAATAAAGATTTTAAAGATACTCGGACTAAAAATCGTTGGATTGATTCAGAACATCCTCAGTTAAATGATAACTATTCTGCCGCGGCGGATAATGATTTAAATATGCACAAATATCTTGGAATGTTAAAATGCATTGATGAGAATATTGGAAGGATACTTCGAAAATTGAAAGATAATAATTTATATGATAAAACAATCATTGTTTTTACATCTGATCATGGTTCTATGTTAGGAGAACATTCGAGAAAAGGTAAGGCAACAATATATGAAGCTTCTGCAAAGGTGCCATTTATGATTCGATATCCAAAGGAGATAGCCGCTGGTACTCAGATTGACCATGCAATGAATACAGTAGATTTTATGCCCACAATATTTGGGTTGATGGGAATAAATCCAAAAGTAAGAGAATGGGAAGGTAGAGATATGTCGAGTGTGATTAAAGGCGAAATATTAAATCAAGAAGATGATGTAGTATTTTTAAGGGGATATGTCGATGATCCAACATCATCTTGGGGTTGGCTATCGGCTATCACACCTAGGTATAAATTACTTGTAGATGATCGGTGTTTTCTGATTGATATGGAGAAAGACCCAGATGAAACACAAAACTTCATTGATGATCCGAAATATAAGAATGTTATAAGATTTTTATCCAGCAAGATTTTAGAGTATGGAATAAAATATAAAGACCCTAAAATACATAGGTCAGATATCAACAATCAGATTCATAAATTTATGAATTATTAACCCTGAAATTACAAATTATTATAAATATAAACATGAAAGAAGTAGAAGATATTTTCAATGCAATAGTAAAGAATGATGAAAGCAATATTCATTCAACAGTAGAAACAGCATTAAAGGCAAAATTTACTCAGGCAAAAGACATCAAAAGGGTATCAGTTGCCGCCGAAATTTTTAATCAGTCTGTAACTGAATCCACCGAGCTTGAGGAAGCTAAGTTAGAGAAGCCTAAAGGTAGCCGACTTGAGATTCAGAATCAATTAGGCACAATGATCGCAAAGGCGAAAACCATGAAAGGTATTTCAGATGATGAATATATGTCATGGTATAGTAATTTAGATGATAAGACATATGATAGATGGGAGAAGATGGTAAAGTCCGACCCACAATATAAGAAAGCATATAAACTCGGAACACAAGGTGGTTCTGATAAACCTCCATTCCCAAAGGGAACATTCGCGGCGGCTATTTGGTCAAATGAATACGCAGCTGGCTCAATGGACTCATAAAATTTATGAAGCTAATCACAGAACATTTAGAATCAAACCTTGACTTTCTCGTTGAGAAAGATGAAAAAGGTAACAAGAATACTTTCATCGAAGGTATCTTTATGCAGGCGGAGCAACAAAACCGTAATAATAGAATTTATCCTAAAGCTGTTCTAGAAGCAGCAACTAACAAATATGTTAAGGAGCAGGTTGAAGCAGGTAGAGCCGTTGGTGAGTTGAATCACCCAGAAGGTCCTGCTATCAATCTTGATAAAGTTTCACACAGAATTACCGATCTCAAATGGGAAGGTAATAATGTTGTTGGAAAGGCACTCATACTGAATACACCAATGGGTAATATAGTGAAAGGACTTATGGAAGGTGGATGTAAGTTGGGTGTCTCAAGTCGTGGTATGGGAACAGTTGAAAGCAAGAATAATAAATCATATGTGAAGAGCGATTTTATGCTCTCCACAGTTGATATCGTACAAGATCCAAGTGCACCAGAAGCATTCGTTAACGGAATTATGGAAGGTGTAGAATGGATTTATGAAAACGGTATTCTGAAACCTCAGCAAATTGAAGAATATGAGACTGAAATTAAAAAAGCAACTAGCTCAGAGCTTGCAGAAGCTCAGAAGAGAGTCTTTAGTGATTTCCTCTCCAAACTCTAATCATTAATAAAATAAAGCTATGTCAGAAGAAACACAAGAAGTAGAAGACATCATTGAAGATGTCACAGAAGAACAGCTTATTACTAATGAAGAGCTTGAACAGGATACACCTGAAGAAGTCTCTGAAGAAGTAGAAGCCAAACCTTCCTTTGATGATTCTATCAAGTCTATTCTCCTTGGCGAAAAGAAAGCCGTTAAGAAGGAAGAAGAAGACGAAGTAGAAGAAATGGAAGACGAAGACGAGGAAGAAATGGAAGAATCCACAGAATCCGAAGAAGTCGTAGTCGAAGCTAAAGCCAAATCCAAAAAGGAGTCTGAAGATTCCGAGGACGAGGAAGAAGAAGACGAAGTAGAAGAGTCATACAAGTCTAAGAAGGATGAAGTAGAAGAAATGGAAGACGAAGAAGAAGAAGAGGAAGAAGAAGCCAAAGAAGCGAAAGCCAAAAAGGTTTCTGAAGCACTCGAAACACTTCTTCAGAATGAATCTTCCCTTACAGAAGACTTCAAGACTGAAGCCGCAACACTTTTTGAAGCAACTATTGCTGAAAGAAGTATTGAGATTCAAGAAAAACTCGAAGAAAAGTATAACTCAGATCTGAATGAAGAAGTCGAAAACGTTCGTGAAAGCCTCATCGAAAGAATCGATGATTATCTTTCCTACGTTGTAGAAAGCTGGATTGAAGAAAATACTCAACAAGTTGAGAATACTCTTCGTACAGAAATCGCAGAAAGCTTCATGACATCACTTAAAGATGTATTCATTGAGAATTACATTGATGTTCCAGAAGAAAAGCAAGATCTTGTTGAAGAATTAACAACGGTTTCTGAAGAAACTGCTGAGAAACTTGAAACTGCTGAATCTGAAATCGCTTCTCTTCAAGAAAAGGTACAGGAGTTCGAAAGAGCAGCTGTCATCTCTGAACTTAGTGAAGACCTTTCTGAAACAGAATCACACAAACTAGAATCTATTCTAGAAGGTGTTGAATTTGGTTCTAGAGAATCTTTTGCTAGGAAAGCAACAGTCGTCAAGGATTCAATCTTTGAAGGTAAAACAGAAGAAACACAAGAAGAAGTATCAGAAGAATCGTCTTCTGAAGATACAGAAATAATCATCGAGGGCGAGGAAGAAACCAAGAAGGTTGTTCCTGCACATATGAGATCATATGTAGAAGCTCTTTCTAAACTATAATCACAACTAAAACAACAACATAGGAAATAACTATTATGTTTAATACAGAAGAACAAATGAAAAAGTGGGAGCCCGTTCTTGAACACAAGGACGCACCTGCTTTCCAAGATAGCCACAGAAAGGCTGTCACCGCCAAGCTTCTCGAAAATACCGAGAAGGCTCTCCGCGAAGAAAGAGAACAAAGCTCTTTCCTCTCTGAAAATAATCAAACTGTAAGTGCTGTTTCTAATTACGATCCAGTTCTTATCTCTCTTGTACGTCGTGCAATGCCAAATCTCATCGCTTATGATGTAGCCGGTGTCCAGCCAATGTCTGGACCAACTGGTCTTATCTTCGCAATGAAGGCTCGCTACAATGATGCAACTGATAGCCCTGCTGCTAAAATCTCCACTGGAGACCCTGAAGCACTTGGTCTTACCGAGCCCGCAACCGCATTCTCTGCTGGTGGTGCTTCTACTGCTGGTGGAACTGCCACAGGTCTTGCAGTTGGTGCTGGTGAAGGTGACTTCATGAATGACATGGGTTTCACCATCGAGAAGAGCAGTGTTGAAGCCAAGACTCGTGGTCTTAAGGCTGAATACACAATGGAGCTTGCCCAAGACCTCAAGGCTGTTCACGGTCTTGATGCTGAAGGCGAACTTGCTAACATCCTATCGACTGAAATTCTTGCAGAAATCAATCGTGAAGTTATCAATACAATCAATGCTAAGGCAAAGGTTGGACTTGAGAATATCGCTGAATCACCTGCAGGCGATTACGATCTGAATGTACACGCAGATGGACGCTGGTCTGTTGAGAAGTTCAAGGCTCTTATCTTCCAATTGGAAGTTGAAGCTAATGCGATCTCCGTTGAAACACGCCGTGGCAAAGGTAACTTTGCTATCGTATCTCCTAATGTAGCTTCTGCCCTTGCAGCCGCTGGTCAACTTGACTACGGTGTTGCTGGACAAGGCCCATTGGCTGTAGATGCAACTGGTAATACATTCGCCGGAACACTCAATGGTAGCCTTAAGATCTATGTTGATCCATATGCTACCGGAGCTGACTTCGCTACCGTAGGATATCGTGGAACTAATCCATATGATGCCGGTCTCTTCTACTGCCCATACGTACCACTCACAATGGTTCGTGCAGTTGATGAAACTACATTCCAACCTAAGATTGGTTTCAAGACTCGCTACGGCATGGTCAAGAATCCATTTGTTGGAGGTGCTGCTGGACTTGGGGATGCTAATGATAATCCATACTTCCGCAGATTCACAATCAGCAACATTAGCTAAGATTTAATCTTACTATTATAAATTTGAAGGGGTCTCGAAAGGGGCCCCTTCTTTTTTGTATAAATAACCTTATGTCAAGAAATCTAACAAGTAATTATAATTTCCTATCCCCAACAGGATTCAAGCTTATTATTAATAGGGAAAAACTCTCCAATCTTGAATTCTTTTGTGTTTCTGCTACCCTTCCAGATTTATCTCTAGGTGAGGTTGAAGGTAACGTAAAACAACATAAAGGATATTTCACGGGTGATGTTACATTTGGTGGATTATCACTTACAGTAGCTATCGATGAAGATTTAGAGGTATATCAAGAATTATTCAAATGGATCATTGCCAATAGAGATTCTGGTAAACCGACTGTATATGATGCCACATTGGTAATTCTTACTAATCATCAAAATATAAACAAACAAATTCAATTTAAGAATCTATTCTGCACAAGTGTTGCTGCTCTAGAATTCTCCACACAATCAACCGATGTTGAATATCTACAAGCTACGGCTGAGTTCAGATATGATGAGTTTAAGTTCGTATAAATAAACTTATATGATGAATTTAAATGATATTTTAGAATCTTGGAAAAAAGATTCGGTTATTGATGATAGCGCACTTGATGAAGATACTGTAAAGACATCAAAGTTGCATGCCAAGTATCTCGAAATATATTCTCTTTCAAAACTACAACTGAAGAAGAAAGAGTTTGATCTAGAGAAAGTAAAGAAGGATAAGTGGCTTTATTACACTGGTAAAATGACCAAATCCGATATGGATGAACGAGGATGGGCTTATGATCCATTCCAAGGTATGTCGAAGCCATTAAAATCAGAGATGAATATGTATTACGAAACTGATGAGGATTTGGTGAAAGTAAAAGCACAAATCGATTATCAAAAATCAATTATTGATACACTTGAAGAAATAATGAATAACATTAGGTGGAGACATTCCCACATCAAGAATATAATTGAATTTCGTAAGTTTACTTCTGGTATGTAATGAATGAAACTATATATCTATCGAAGAAGAGTGAATCTCTTTTAAATGTAACATCTGAAGATTCTGGGGTTCTTAGAGAACTTTCGGAATACTTCACCTTCTACGCGGATGGATATAAGTTTATGCCTGCCTATCGCAATAAATTATGGGACGGAAAAATTCGTCTTTATAATTTAATGAACAAGACAATACCTTACGGTCTTAAAGATGAGATTCTTAGATTCGGTCAAGATAGAGGTTATAATGTAAGTCTTGGTTCTGATATAGATAATCGATATGCCTATGATGAAGAGTTCTTTGATAGTCTTTCATTGTGTTCTGGTGGTAAACCAATTAAAGCAAGAGACTATCAGAACAAGGCTGTTGAGTTTGCAACAGATAATGGTCGATCAATATTAGTTTCACCTACTGGTTCGGGAAAATCTCTTATCATCTATATGTTGATGAGATACTATCTCTCAGAAGAAATGGATAAGAAAGTTATCATCATCGTGCCAACTACATCATTGGTCGAGCAGATGTATAAAGACTTTGCAGACTATTCATCTGATGATCCAGAGTTTGATGTTGAAGAAGATGTACACAGAATCTATTCTGGTAAAGAAAAAGAATTTGAGCAGTCTGTTGTAATTACGACATGGCAGTCTGCTATTAAATTAAATCAGATATGGTTTCAACAGTTTGGTTGTGTAGTAGGAGATGAAGCTCATACATTTAAGGCTAAATCACTCACTACAATTATGAGTCGGTTATCCTTGGCTGATATGAGAGTTGGTACTACTGGAACACTAGATGGTGGACAGGTAAATGAACTTACACTCATGGGTAATTTTGGACCAGTATATAAAGTAACATCTACACAAACACTTATTGATTCTAATACTCTTGCCGATCTGAAGATAGAAGCTCTTGTTCTTAAATATAGTGATGAGACAAGAAAGGCATTTGGTAAAAAGAAATATGCAGAAGAGATTGATTTCTTGGTATCACATGAAAAGAGAAATAGATTTATAGCCAATCTTGCGCTCGATCAAAAGGGTAATTCACTTGTCCTTTATAATCTTGTTAAGAAACATGGAGAACCTCTTTTCAAACAGATAAGAGATCGCGCAAAAGACAGAAAGGTTTTCTTTGTATCTGGTTCTGTAAATGCAGAAGAAAGAGAAAAGATCAGAGAGATTACAGAGCAAGAAAAGAATGCGATCATCGTTGCATCTGTTGGAACCTTCTCCACAGGCATTAATATAAAGTCACTAAATAATATTATATTCGCTTCACCCACAAAATCACAAATACGAGTTCTACAATCAATAGGCAGAGGTTTAAGAAAAAGTAATAATGGACAAGGAACAGTGGTTTATGATATTGCGGATGATCTATCTTGGAAGTCTCGAAAGAACTACACATTAAATCATGCAATTTCAAGAGTTAAGATTTATGATAAAGAGAGTTTCAAATACAAAATTCATTCCATAAATATATGAGTGATCCATTAGATATCTTTGATAATATTGAAGAAACAGAAGTTTACACTTATCATCTTACCGATGGTTCTTATATTATTGCGGAAGAAATAGATTATGAAGAAGAATATGATATAACCTATATCGTTCTACCTGCCAAATTAGAAAGAACTCATTACGGTTTCAAGTTTGGAATTTATACTATCGGAGATATGAATGATGTAACAGAATTAAATACAAAAGCCATAGTAACCCGAACAGAGGCACCCTTTGGATTGAAGTGCGATTATCTCAGATATATCATTGCCAACAAAGTAAGAAATGATATGATAGAAGAAGAAATAGAAAAAATGGAAGAAGATAATGAGTTATTTGATGCATTTGACCCTAATGTCGACAAGCCATATAAAAACAGATTAAATTGGAAACCGGAGAATAATTAGTCTTTCTCTTTCTTTCGAACAAATCAATTATAATCATTTGTCAACCACCTGTCAAACCCAAAATAAGGTATTGACATATTTCCCATATAATATATTATATACCATATAATGAAACGTGAACCACAACACTATGTAAACAATAAAGAATTTTCTCAAGCAGTAGTTGACTATGTAACTTCCGTAGTCGAAGCGAGAGAGAATGAAAAAGATGAACCCAAGATTACTAATTATATTGGTAGTTGTTTTTTAAAGATAGCAGAAGGACTATCACACAAACCTAATTTCTTTTCATATACATATCGTGAAGAGATGGTCATGGATGCCGTAGAGAATTGTATCAAAGCAATTATGAATTACGATATCAAGAAGGCAACAAGAACAGGATTACCAAATGCTTTTTCTTATTTCACACAGATCAGTTACTATGCTTTCCTTAGAAGGATTGCAAAAGAAAAGAAGCAACAAGAGATCAAAGAAAGATACATTGATTATGCAGGAGCAGATGCCTTTGCAGACTTTGATGGTAATTGTGATTCAGAATTTATAGTAGATCACATCAGACAAAAATCACAAAAGATTCGTGAAAGAGATGATCTTGTTAAAGAATTCGGCAAGAAGCAAAAGAGGAAACAAAGAGCTAAGAAGAAAGTTATTGACTCTTTCGAAAAATTCTATATTATAGTATAACTATATGAAGATAGCACTGCTTAATGATACTCATGCAGGCATCAAGAATGGTTCGGATATATTTCTTGATTACGCGGAGAGTTTTTACACGAATACGTTCTTTCCTTATTTGAAAGAGCATGGTATAAAAAAGATATTACATCTTGGTGATTACTTTGATCACCGTAGATTTGTGAACTTTAAGGTTCTTAAAAGAAACTACGAACATTTTATTTCCAAGTTAAATGAGTATGATATTACAATGGATATCATACCAGGCAACCATGATGTGTATTATAAGAATACGAATGATCTTAATTCATTGAATGAAATTCTAGAGCAACATGATAGAATAACAATCTATAATGAGGCTACTGTTGTTTCTTATGATAAACTAGATATTCTTTTACTACCTTGGATATGTGAAGAGAACCATGATCGCTCAATCGAAGCGATAAAGAAATCAAGGGCAACCATTCTAGCAGGTCACCTTGAACTCGGTGGCTTCGAAGTCATGAGAGGAATCAAGGCTATCGATGGTATGGATAGAAAAATCTTTGATAGATTCGATATGGTTTTATCTGGTCACTATCATGCCAAAAGTTCAAAGGATAACATTCACTATCTTGGCACACAATTTCAATTTACTTTTGCTGATGCAAATGAAGATAAGTATTTCCATATATTAGATACTGATAAAAGAGAATTGACACCAGTTAGAAACCCTGATAGTATGTTTCATAAACTAATATATGATGAAGATAAAGTACCAGAGATAAAAAAAGAATATAAAGATTCATACATAAAGATAGTCGTTCTGAATAAGAAAGATTTGTATTCTTATGATAAATGGCTAGATAAGGTTCATAAGGCTGAACCATTTGAAATTAAGATACTAGAATCATTTGATGAATATCTAGGTGAGAATGTAGAGGATGAAGGAATCACGACCACAGATACATCAACACTTCTAAACAGTTATATCGATTCAACAGAAACAGACTTGAATAAAAATATACTCAAGAAATTAATGCAAGAACTCTTTCTTGAGGCACAGAACATCGACGAAATATAATGATAACCTTTGAGAGACTATCTTACAAAAATTTCCTATCAACTGGAGATAAGGAAACAGTAATCGATCTGAATAGATCGGCCGCAACTTTGGTTGTTGGAGCAAATGGAGCTGGTAAATCTACGATGCTAGATGCATTATCATTTGCTCTATTTGGAAAGCCACATCGTAATATCAATAAACCACAGTTGGTAAATTCAATCAATGGTAAAGGTTGTGAGGTTGAGGTAACATTCTCTGTAGGTAAAAATAAATATAGGGTGTATCGTGGAATCAAACCAGGAGGATTCAAGATATATCAGAATGATCAATTACTGAACCAAGAATCTCATAGCAGAGATTATCAAAAGGTTCTAGAGAGCAACATTCTTAAACTAAATCATAAGTCTTTTCACCAGGTTGTAGTTCTTGGTTCAAGCAGTTTCATTCCTTTTATGCAATTGCCTACAGCGCAAAGAAGAGGTGTTATTGAAGACCTACTAGATATTGGTATATTCACAAAGATGAATGTTTTGACAAAGGATCGCTATTCTAAACTCAAGAATGATCTAATCAATACTACTAATGAGATCAATATACTTACAGAATCAATAAGATTAAAGAAGAAGCACATTGATGAATTGAAAGCAATTGATCTCAAGAATTCTGTTAAGAACACAAAGAAGATTAAATCTTTGAAAGATGAGAAAAAACTTCTTGAAGAGAGAAACACAGAATTGCAAAAAGATTTTGATGCAAAATGGCCAGAGCTTAGTTCTCTTATAGAAGAAGCGACAGAGGGCAGAAAAAATGTAGGTTACGAAAAGAACACCTGTAATCATGAATTAAAATCATTGATGAAACAATCCAAGTTCTTTGAGGATAATGATTGTTGTCCTACCTGTGATCAGACTATCTCTGATGAATTAAAAGCATCTAAGAAATCGGGTATAAAAGAATCCGCTGGTGTGATTCAAGGCACCCTAAAATCTCTAGAAGATGACGATTTTTCACTTCGGCAAACCCTCGATTCTTTAGATATTAAGAAGAAGAATTTAGATAAACTTCGTACAGATATTCGTATGAATCAAGGCACTATTAACCATTGCCAGGAACAGGTAGATTCATTAGAATCTACCGATGCGGTTGATTCAGTAGATACAAGTTCTTCCGAAAAAGAATTGCAGGATGACGAAGAATCTATTATAGATTTAAATAAGAAACAGCAATCACAAACTCATGTTAAGACATACATCGAGGCAATCTTTGAGTTATTAAAAGACACAGGAATAAAGACGAAGATCATTCGTGAATATCTACCTGTAATGAATAAACTTATCAATCAATACTTACAGGTATTAGATTTCTTTGTTTCATTTAATCTTGATGATTCTTTTAATGAGACTATCAAATCAAGACATAGAGATGATTTCTCTTATGATTCATTTTCAGAGGGTGAGAAACAAAGAATCGATCTGGCTCTTCTCTTTGCTTGGCGACAGATAGCCAAGATGAAGAATTCAGCCAACACCAATCTTTTGATATTGGATGAAACATTCGATTCAAGTATGGATGCAGATGGAGTTGATAATCTTCTTAAAATTCTTTTCACATTAAGAGATGATTCCAATGTCTTTGTGATATCGCACAAGCAAGATTTACTAGAAGGCAAATTTCCTGCCAAGATAGAATTTGAGAAGATCAGAAACTTCTCTGGTATAAAAAAGTAATTATGAGGCATTTAGATACATATAATAATACCACATACATGGTTGAATCAATGATGGGTAAAGAAGATAATCTACCCTCAAAAGAGCTATTCGAAACATATTTTAATGGAGTCCTCAAACGAGATTTCCTTAAAGACTACGGGATAGAACTCCAATATAATGAGAATTATTCTCAATTGCTTGAACAATTGAAAGGTATTCGTAAGTCATTGATAGTGAATAACTAGTAAACTTTTGGTTTCTTTTAAATTTTCTTTTGTAACTCATTGATATTCAATGGGTTAAAACCATTTACAAAATGGCATTTATGGTATATAATATACCTATATGAGAAAGAAAAGAAAAGATAGAAACTACGTTCTTTACCGTGTGAGCGGTGGTGACGATGAATATATCGGACTTACGGTTTCTCAAGGTCGAGCATTTTGGAAATCTGTAAAGATTCGGGTTCAGAAACATATCTCCCGTGCCTTGAAGGAAAACAAGGACTGGACGATGTGCAAATTTATCCGTGAGACAAACGAGACCATCTACTATGAGGTTCTTGAAGTTGTCCGAGGTCGCAAAGCTGCTTACCAGCGCGAGAGAGAACTCATCGCAGAGTTAAATCCATCACTCAATGATTTTTAATATGTTGACTATCAACCACTTATCAATTTTGCGGATGATCAACTACACGAGTCATAACTCATTGATGGTCAGAGACATAAAAGCCTTTACAAATTGTCAAAACCTGATATAATATACATATAAGATTAATTATGAATTACGAACTCCAATCCACCCTCGCGAGACTTCTCGCCAAAGAGAACATTGTCGTCACTCACGGCAACATGAAGACCGCAATGTTTGATGTTAAAAATCGTGTCCTTGGTTTGCCCATGTGGAAAAATAAAAGCAAGGATGTTTACGATATGTTGGTCGGACACGAAGTTGGTCATGCCCTTTACACACCAGAAAAAGGAATTGAAGAATTTCGTTCCAAGTGCGGAGACATTCCATTTGATGTTTGTAACATCGTTGAAGATATTCGAATTGAACGAATGATTCAAGACACTTATCCTGGCTTGCCTCGAGTATTTCGAAAGGCTTACTCTGAGTTGGTTGAGGACGACTTTTTCGGAACCAAGGAAAAGAACATACCCGAATGTGGCTTTCTTGACCGCCTTAATTTGCGAGGCAAAGTTGGTTCTCTTTTAGATATTCCTTTGGACGCCGATGAAGAGGTGATCTATCAAAAGTGCCTCAAGGCTCAAACTTTCGACGATGTTCTAGACATTTGCCTAGAGATTAAAGATATGATTGAAAAAGAGCCAGAGTCACCACAAGACCAAAGCGAGAGCGAAGATTCTTCTGAAGAAGCCGAAGATGTTGACCCTTTACCTTCTGATCAAAACGAAGATGAGAATAACCAAACTGATGGTGATGACTCTAATGAATCAGAAACCGACGATGGTTCTGAAGCCGAAGATGGCGAAGAAACAGATGATGGCGATGAAGGCATGCCTGATGCCGATGTATCCAGCTCCGATATTGGTTCTGAAACAGAAAATGATGAGACCGAAACTTCTGCCTCAGATTCTAATAGTGGTGCAAGTGACGATATACCTAAAGAATTCGTTGCTGACACTATCAAAGATTTCGAAGACAATCTAGGCGAAACCGTTGAGAGCATGACCGAGAGAAAATACACACCAGTCATGCTTCCTCGACCAAATTATATTTATGATTCAATTGTTGACTATGATATGTTGCGTAAAAATCGTGGCAGTTTTTTAGGATGGCTCGCAGGATGTGATTCAAATGTCTCACAAGATATAAACGATAAATTCATCAATTTCCGTAAGATTACTAACAAGAAGGTTGGAACTCTGGTTCGTGAATTCGAACAACGCAAAGCGGCTTTCCAATACTCTCGTGCTACCGAAAGTCGTACCGGTAAATTGGATGTGAACAAGTTACACAATTACAAGTTGACCGATGAAATTTTCCTCTCGCAAACCAAACTTGCTGATTCGAAATCGCACGGAATGATTTTCCTATTGGATTATTCTGGTTCAATGGCTAGAGTTCTTAAAGATGTCATTGACCAGACTCTCAACTTGGTTACCTTTTGTAAGAAGGTCGGAATTCCTTTTCGGGTTTATTCTTTTACTAACACATATGTAACGAATTCAAAATGCACCATTGATCCTACTTTCAATGAGGTCGATCTATCCAATGTGGTTCTGGTTGAACACATCACCAGCGAGATGAAAAAGACAACATATGAAGAGGCTTTCCAAGCCCTTTGGGCGACACGGAACACTCATTGGCAGGGCGGACAATATGATTCACTTGGAGGCACACCATTAGATACCGTATTGACCATGATGCCAACCATCTTGACTGATTTTGTAAAGAAGACTGGAATTCAAAAAACCACTTTTGTTACCCTAACAGATGGTGACAGTGCAGGTATCTCTACGAATCACGGCTGGGACGAAATGCTTAGTGGAAGATTGAAAATCAAATCTGGCGGCAAGATTCATGACATTCCACGTTATAGATCAACTAATAGCTTGATGGAAATGATTAGTGATTTACCTGGCATATCTACTATCGGTTTCTTTCTTCCAAACCACAAGAAAGAACTCAACCGACTTCTAAATCGTTTTCATCGCACCACCACCGATGTTAAAAAAGCCAGAAAATTACATGCCAAGAATGGCTTCTCAAGTGTGGAGAACCGCGGCTATGGTGCCTATTACATCTTAGATTCAGATGTCGGAATTACCGATAATGATTTTGTAACAAGCATTCAAGAAGACGCAGCCAACTCTCGCAAGGCTCAGAACAGACTCGCTAAACAGTTCGGCGCCCATAACCAAAAGGCTCGCCAAACACGAATTCTCCTAACTAGTCTGGCTGAAAAGATTGCCTAAACCCAAAGTGAACTGGATGAGTAACTCATTGAATATTAACGACTTATCAACTTTTGTTAAAAGTTCGAAACAGTTTTGTAACTATTTGATGATCAAAGATTTAAAATCCTGTACAAATCCTCAAAACCTGATATAATATACATATAAGATTGATTATGAAAAATACACTAACAAACGAAAATATCGCCTCCATCCACCAAGCGATGGACCTTACTAAAGCCCCGGTTAAGAAAGCCGCAATCATTGATGTCGCCGAGAGCCTCGGTCTCGACCGTTCTCTCGTGCACAAGACCGTGCGCACGATGTTCTCCAAAGCCTCGAAACGAGGTTATTACACATTTCCTGTTTCGGAGGTAACTGGTGAATTCCTTACCGCCGACACCCCTGTTTCGACCCCCGCGGTTCGAACTCCTGCTGAGAATTTCAAACTGGCGACCACAGTTGCCTCGGTTGTGGACGATGAAATTCACATTCCAACAGTTGATTCCACATATGTCAAGTGGGGTGAATTCAAAACCGTGGCTGATATTCTTGCCGCTGGCATTTTCTACCCATTATATATTGAGGGCATGTCTGGCAATGGTAAAACATTCATGGTCGAACAAGCCTGTGCGAAAGCCAAGCGAGAATATATCCGGGTTCAGATTTCGCCTGAGACTGACGAGGACGATCTTATCGGTGGCTTTCGACTCATTAATGGCGAGACAATCTACCAAAAGGGACCCGTAGTCAAGGCTATGGAACGTGGAGCAGTTCTACTGGTTGACGAGATTGACCGTTCAACCAATAAAATCATGTGCCTCCAAGGGGTTCTTGAGGGCAATCCTGTTCTCTTAAAAAAGACAGGAGAGGTCATTACTCCAGCCCGCGGCTTCACGGTTATTGCCACCGCAAATACTAAAGGTCGTGGTTCTGATGACGGTCGATATACCGCGGCTTCAATCATTGACGATGCCTTCCTAGAACGTTTCGTAGCCACAATCGAACAGGAATACCCTGCGGCTCGCATTGAGAAAAAGATTTTGGTCAAGCATGCCGAAAAATATGAGGTGAGCGATCTCGAATTCAT